CTGGCCGGCTCCGCCGTCTACATCTATGACGTGATCTTGGGGGCAGCGTGATGACACCGCTTTACGCCGAATGGCGTCCCATCAAACCGAAGGCTTCAACGCCCTGCATCCACGCAGATCGCCTGTCTGATCGCGCCTGCTCCATCAATGCCCAGGCAGACGCCCTCATCAGGAAGTTCTCTGAGATCTATAGCATCCGGCAAGAAGGCAAGCCAAGGAGCCTCTCAAAGATGAGCATCGCTGCTCAGGAAAGCGAACGCTTGGCAGAAGGTCTCCAGTACACCGTTCAGCTACTGCTCGATGACATCAGAGAACTACGGAAAAAGATTCACGATGAGGCCTGCAACTCTGCAGCCAAATTGTCCAACCCCAAGAAAAGGAGATAGCTATGGGACGAATGATCGGAAAGCTCTCGGAAGAGAGGACGTGCTACGTCAGCAGCACGCTCTTGGCAATCGTCAGCGAGCTGACCAAATGCCCGCCAACGATCGACGAAAAGGGGCTACTCATCAAAACGACCTATCCGCTGACAGGCTTGGAAGTTTACGTAAGACTCCCTGCATCCGGTCTTGACGCAGGATCTGTCTCAAGTCTCGAGTTTGCGCCTGACGACATCTTCAAGAGCATCGAGGACAAACAAGCCATTGAAGAGCCACACATCGAGCGTAAGGTCGAACGACCGGCCAAGGAAAGTCCATTCAAGCGTCGACCTCGAGACTTCAGCGTATGGCCTCGCGTTCTGAAGAAGCTACGCGACATGCAGCCCTTCTCCAACACCTTCATCTTCGACTGCGAGGACATGGCTGCCACGAGCGTAGCAAATGCAATCCATAGAGCGTTCCATGGTGCTTCCAACATACTTGACCCGCATCTGGCAAGCCCTGTCTTCACCGGCTTTCAATGCAAATGCATGAAACAGCCTGACAACACCATCCGAGTTTTTCTACTGAAAACAGAGGTAAAAAATGATTGACCCATATCCCTACGAATGGCCGCTCATCATCCCGAAGAGCGTCGGCATGTACGCCATGCGCTTCGTGCCCCGCGACAATCCCTCTGACGTCTTCACACTGATCGTGAAGTGGGACGGCGAGAACTGGCTTGACGAGAAGTTCGGAGCCCGCCTCGATCTCCGACGCTACATCACCACCTACAAGCTGATGTCAGCCAGTGACCTGGCCGAGCATGAGAAAGCAAAGGAGATCAAGTGAAACGGACAACCTACGCCAGCAAACTCCGCAGCATCGCCGAACACTACGGCCCCATGAGCCAGCTGAGCAAAACGGCTGAAGAGCTCTCCGAAGCCACGTCTGCCGTCATGCGCTACTCTCAACGCCCGACGAAACTCCACTTCAAGCAGATGGCCGAAGAGTTCGCCGACACGCTGATCATGATCGAGCAACTCGAGCTCCTCTTCCCTGAGCTTGCCGAAGAGATCGGCAAGTGCCAAGTGCTGAAGGTCGACCGGCAGCTCGATCGGATCGAGGAAGAAGAACTACTGAAGAAATGGAGAGATGAAGAATGACGTTCCGCCTCAAAGATAAGAACCTTCAAGTGCAACTGGATGCACTTAGTGATGGAGACTTCTCGAAGAGACTCCAACACGCAAATCATGACGACGGCATGATCTTCGTCGAGTTCGGTGAAAAGCTAGAAAGCCCAGGATTCGACCTGCATCGGTTCAACCTGGCCTTCTTTGATGACGAAGTCGAAGAGATTCACAGGTACAACCCGCACGGATGGAACGCTTTCCCAGAAGTCGAGCCGCCGGAGGGAGTCTTGATGCGGGTTGAATGCAACCAAATGAAAACATGTCTTGTTTTTGAAAACGGAAAATGGCGATACCCAAGTGGAGAGTCGTTTGAAAACTATGAGTTTGCGTTTCCTGTAAAACGCTTCCGCCCGTGGGATGAGGATGACGAAGCATGACGCAATGGAAATACTTCCCGGACACGACGCCGCCGCGCGGCTTGCCGCTCAGGCTCGAAGTCAAAGAAAAGGATCAAAACACTGGCACGCCGGAACCCTACTACGGCAAGACCCTTTTTCAGGGGTTTGCGGTTTTCGACGGCCAAGACTTCATCCCGTTCGGCTCGTTCCACCGGCTGCCGATTTTTTGGGACGGCCGGCTAAACGCCTTTGGGCATAAGGATGTGACCGCCAGATACGCTCTGTGGGAGACCGAAGAATGAGCCAGACAGTAAAAATTGATGAGGCCGCTCAAGCCGCGATTGCCGAGATCGTCGGCATGCCATGGGTAAAGGAATACTACGACAACACGCTTGACGAGGATCGCGACTTTCTAGCGCTTATCGAAAGGCACGGGGCCTCTGTAAGAGTCCTAGTCAAAGAAGGGGGATATATCGCCGACATGTGGCACTTCGAAGCCGAGCAAATCGCGAATTCGATCCTGCGGGCAGCGAAGGACGCAAAGGCTTTCCAAAAGGCCCAAACGGAGTGGGTAGGGGTACAGATGCAGCGCCTCAACTGCGAAATCAAGGGCACTCAGAATATGTGGGGCTACGGATTCTACGTGAACGGCAGGCATTATGAAGTCCACTTTACGACGAACGAGAAAGCCCGCACCTGCGTCATCTTGAACCAAGCAGCAAAGCCGATCTTCCAGAAGGTTACTGAGGGCGTGAGCAAGGTTTCGCAAGACGATGCGGCGTTCGTGCTCAAGACGTTCTTGCTATCGAAGATCAAGGAGAACGAAGAATGCCAGTCGAAATGAAAAAGGAAATCCGCAAGCGGGTCGCATGCCACATCGGCGCGACGCTGGAAGATATGCGCAAGGCTGAGTCGGAGTGTGACGGAGAGTTGTTCCTGTACCCAGTCGATACAAAAGGTACGCTGGGTGGCTTCTACATCCTCCACGTCCCGGTCAAGGGAAAGATCGCGCCAACGCTTTTCCCGATTGGCTACTTCGTCAAACAGAAGGAGAGCGAGGAATGAAGAACGAAAAAGTGCACCGACGCCGTGCGCTCTTCGTGTTGGAAGCCATCGAGGTATGCGCCACGTCGTGTCGAAAGGACTGGAAAGGTCGAACTCCTCCGACCATTGAGGAGGTCGATGCGGCCATCCGCAAGTTGTCCTACTGCGTCGGAGCGCTGAAGGACTATCGCTCGATCCGCATCCAGATGATGAAGGAGAAAGAGGAATGAAATACCAAGTTCGCGACGAAAAAGCGCGAAGAAAACTAGAAACGCTGTCTGGCGGCAAGTTCCACGAGCGACTGAACATGTACGCAGCCAACTTCGCAGAAGCTCACAAAGCCGGACGCGTGACGGATCAGGAGTTTGCCGATGGCATCACGGTCGGCATCTGGATAGGCGCCTGCCTCGCGCACGTCCGAATCGAGTGGCAGGACATTGAAGAGATCAAGGAGCAGGAATGACAAACCAAGACAACGAGCGGTGGCACTCATTCAAGAAAGAGCGTCCGGAACCCGGGCACTACCAGATCGAGCTCGTCTATCGCGAAAGATGCAAACCTTTCCGCTTGTACGCCTACTTCAACGGCACACACTGGTACGACGACCGCAACCGGCAACTGGACGTCAGCAAGTATCAGCTTTCTTTCCGTCCTTGGTGCGAGGACTACGAAGAATGATCGACGAAGAACTGAAAGGCATTGCCAGACACTACGGGCGAGACCATCAGACGCTCAAGGCTGCCGAAGAGTTCGGAGAGGCTGCAACTGCGGCTTCACGTCTTGCGCTCGCCCGACAGGCCGAAGCATCCGGCGGCAAGTATCGGTGCATCACGGCGCTTGAAAACAACCTTGCGGAAGAGTGTGCCGACTGCCTCGTGATGATCGGTCAACTGCGCCTGTTGATCCCCGGTTTCAGCGCCAAGGTCGACCTAGCAATGCACGAAAAGATTGAACGACAAATCAACCGAATTTCAAAGGAACAACAATGCTGAACATCAACGAAGTGACCATTTGCGGCTGTCTTGGCCGCGACCCTGACCTCCGATATGGGACGAACAACCTCGCTTTCGTTTCCCTGGCCGTCGCCACAAACCGTAGAGTGAAAAACGCGGACGGTCAATACGAAAACGTCACAGACTGGAACACCGTCGTCGCCTTTGGCAAGACTGCCGAGACGATTGCCGAGTATCTGCACAAGGGGTCGCCGATCTGGGTACGTGGCCGTCTTCAAACGAGAAAGTACAAAGACAAAAACGGCGCCGACCGATGGGTGACGGAAGTCATCTGCGAACACTTCCAGTTCGTCCAGAGTGCGAAGGACCGAGCACAACAGCAACAGGCCGAACCGGCAAGACGTTCACGCGTGCAAGAACAAGCCCAGACCTATGACGACGGCGAAGTACCGTTTTAAGGAGAACCCATGAACGAAATCATCGCACTGAGTGCGGCAAACATTGGCGGCGAACAAATTCCGACCGTCAACGCGCGTGACCTTCATGCGTTCCTCGGCGTCAAGACCGAGTTCAAGGACTGGATCGCACGTCGAATCAAAGACTTCGGCTTTGTCGAGAACACGGACTTTTGCTCATTTTTGAGCGAAAGTTCTGGCGGTCGTCCGAGCAAGGAATTTTCCGTTTCCCTCGGCATGGCAAAAGAGCTGGCGATGGTCGAACGAAACGCGAAAGGCAAGCAGGCACGCCTCTACTTCATCGAATGCGAAAAGGTGGCCAAAGCCAAGGGGGCTGCGCCGGCACTGCCGGACTATCCAACGGCGCTTCGACAGCTCGCATCCTCTTTGGAGAAGCAAGCAGCGCTTGAACACAAGGTCGCAGAGGACGCTCCGAAGGTCGCCTTTGCTGAGACAGTCGAAGCGTCCTACGGTGACATGCTCATCAGAGAAGCCGCCAAGACGCTCGGCTATCCAGCGACGCTTCTCTTTGACTGGCTACGCGCACACTCGTGGATCACAATGAAAAATGAACCTTACGCGGACCGAGTGAAGCAAGGCGTCCTGCGCCCTCGCGTGTCGAACTTCACGCACCCGGAAAAAGGACTGAGCGTGTCGATCACGGCGCACGTTACTCCGAAAGGGCTGTACAGGCTTTATCAGGCACTCCTGAAAGAAGGAAAGGTCACCAGGAATGAAAGACTTGAACAAACAGCAGGATGATGAAAAAATGATGACGGCGTCCAACAAGATTCGCGACGGCATGCGTTTTCGCGAGATGCTCTTTGATCCGGCAGTTCCTGACTATGCATTTCTAACGCGAGATGAAGTCATCGCCGCCTTTGATACATCAGAGCCGACACTTCGACGTTGGGCATTGGAAAGCGGCTTCCCGGACCCTGTAGCCTATCCAGGCATTACTGCGTACCCCATCGCAGCTCTACGCGAGTTCCTGAGTCGCGTAGCCAGAGAATCTCGCAACGCCACAAGCAAAAAAAACCGTTAGTCTTCTTTTTTTCGTCGGTGGGTCTTTTGGTGGGTCTTTTTTCGGTGGGTCTCTGGTGGGTCTTACGCGATTCACCGCCCAAAGGTAGATATGAAAGATCAAGTCACGTCGAAAAATTTCATGACGCTGCCACCCGGCCGGTACTCGCTCGGCGGTGGGTTGATGCTTCTCGTGCGTTCTGAGTCTTCCCGGCAGTGGGTTGTCCGCTACCGATTCGCGGGGACACGGAAAGACTTGTCGATCGGTGGCGCCTCGCGCATTTCAATCACGTCTGCAAAAGCGCGGGCAGCAAAAATTCTCTCAATGGCGGCCGACGGCATCGATCCGTCATCATCAAAGCTTTCAGAAGAAGACGCCCGAGAAAGCATCACTTTCAAAGAGTTCTATCCTGGTGCAATCGCGACCATTCAAAACGTCAAGCGCTGGAAAAACGAAAAGCACGCATCGCAGTGGGTGTCCACAATCGAAACCTATGCCGTCCCGGTTCTCGGTGCTCTTCGCGTAAAGGACATCACGCGAGGAGACATCCTCGAAGTCCTCAAACCGATCTGGACAGAAAAGCCAGAGACAGCCAGCCGCCTACGAGGCCGCCTCGAAAGTCTCTTCTCTCAAGCAATCGCTGAAGAACTCATACAAACAAACCCTGCTACTTGGAAAGACGGGCTAGCTTTCTTCCTGCCGCCGATCTCAAAGGTCCACGAAGTCAAGCACCATGAGGCAATGCCTCTTGAAATTCTGAAAAGTTTTGCACCGGAGACGGCGAAAAAGACTTCTGTCGTGTCTCGCGCCGTCCTTTTCGGCATCCTCACTGCTACACGCGTGCAAGAGTTCCTTTGCGCACGATGGGACGAGATCGACATCCAGCGCGCGACGTGGACGATCCCAGCCTCTAGAATGAAGTGCGGTCTTGAGCACCGCGTCCCGCTCTCACGTCAGGCACTGGCAGTCCTAGAACGATGCGAACGGAAGTCTGAGCTCGTCTTTCCTGCGCCACGATCAGACAAAGAGATGGTTATCGACAGCCCTCGGGCTTTTATCCGGAAGGCGACAGGCGAGTCTTTCACAATGCACGGTTTCAGATCAACGTTCCGCGACTGGTGCGAGGAGAACTTCATCCATGAGGCCCTTGCCGAGCGCGCTCTGGCTCACGTAAAGGGCGACAAGGTCGTGCAGGCCTACCAACGCTCAGACCTCCTTGAGCAACGCCGCCCGGTCATGCAGCAGTGGGCGGATGTGATCCTGCCAACGTAACGAATGATGTAAAGCAAGTCATTCCCACATCGACTTGCTGCCTCCGGGACACAGAGCGAACATGAACTCACCCAAACAAAACACCGGAGACCAACATGACGAACACCGACAACCGCCGCGAACTCGAAAAAGCCCTCGAACAGCTCGAACTTGCCATCGACCTCAAGAGCGACGAGGCTGCCGACGCTTATGCAGCCGGTAAAAAAGTAGAGTGGCGGAGCCTTGTCAAGGCATTCCTGACGCTTTGCGACGACCGCGACGAAATCGCTGCCCGCCTTGAAGCCATCCAATAAAAGTAGGTTACAATTTTAAAATCTACACGCGCGGCTCACCTCCGCGCTTTTGTCGTTTTCGTAGCCCTATCACCATCAGGAGAGTCCATGAAAAAGATCACTATTGCTCTGGCTATGGTTGCAGCCACCATGTTGACAGCCTGCTCTGACCCGGAAGAAGAAGCAAAAGAGCGTGAGGCAGAGCTTGCCCAACAACTCACGACAGAGACGCTCAGTACGTACCGTGGTAGCCCCTGGAGCGACAGCAAGTCAGATGTGCTCAAGGTCTATTTGAAACAAAATGGCGTTACAGAATCCGAGCTTGACGGGTTCCGTAATTGCTTGACTGAATACGCGAACACTAAGTCCACAACCCTCAAGACCACAGAAGTTCTCGGATGGTGTCTGAACGAATACAAGGACATTCCGGAAAAATTCAAGTCACACATTGACCTTGATCCGTTCTTCAAGCTATTCAGCCCTTGGGACGGATCCTTCAAACCAACCGAAGAAGCCGTGCTCAAGACACTCAATGATCCTGACTCCTACAAGCACGACGAAAGTAGCTACACGCTTCACCTGAACAGGAAGAACGAGGCCCCGTTTGTAATAGTCAAGACAACTTTCCGCGCCAAGAATGGCTTCGGAGCAATGATGAAGGCAAGCGTCACCGTTCGCGTGGACCTCAAGACGATGGAAATGCAGATCATCGAACAGCAGGGCATCTAATTCGGAGATTTGCAAGTGGACTAAGAGCCCCATGCGCCAGATTCGTTCTGGCGCTTTTCATTTGTTCAGGGTTGCTCTGGCGTCGTGAACTCCGGCGTTTCTTTGAAGTAGGCCTGAACCCTCTGCAAGAAGCTCTGTGCTTTCTCTGAGAAGTCCTTCGCACCGGGCGATTGCGGCTCGTTCCACTCTGCAGGCATCGGCAGAGGCTCTTCTCTCTCGATCTTGGTAGGCACGCTGCACCCGGTCAAGGTCGTCAGAGAAGCGCACAGCATCGCGCCGAGAAGCATCAAGCGCGTTTTGCGCAGCAACAAGTTTTTCATAAGCCTTTCTCCCATCGTTTGCGCGAACAATCGCGGCCTGAAGTTTGACATTGGCGATCTCCTCGCCGTACTCGTGCGACGCGTACATGTACCCGCCGACAGCGCCCGCAGCAAACAGCCCGAGCGGCACAAAAAGCTTCCAGTTCATCGAAGCCTCCATGCAAAAAGAGACCCGCGAAGGGGTCTCGTGTAATTCAATATCCTCGGCGTCGATAGCTCGTCCAGTCGAAGAGCACAGAACGGCCTCCTTCGCGAAGCCGGTCCATCGCCGCCTCGCCCAAGTAGTCCATCAAGGCTTCACCAGAGAGATTGCTGATGACGATCGTCGCCTTCAGCGCCTCGTAGCGTGAGTTGATCACCTCGAAAAGCATCAGCTTCTCGGCATCGGTCCCGAACTGCCTGCCGACTTCATCTATGACAAGAAGGTCAGGCGTAGCAAAGGACTCGTACACCTCGCGCTCGTTTCGATCCGACTGGCGTCCGTAGGTCTCTTTGATTCGCTGAGCGATCCGAGACGCTCGCGTATAGAGCGCAGAGCCGCCGTGCTCGATCAACGCCTGCGCGATTCCTATGGCAAGGTGCGTCTTACCCGTTCCAGACGTGCCGTAGAAAAGCAGGTTTGCACCACTGTCGTCGTTCTCGCAGATTGTCTGCAAGTACTCCCTTGAAGCCTCAAGCGCGGCACGTTGGCCACCGTTCGACACGACATAGCCTTCAAGCGTGCGGCCTCTGTATCGAGCCGGTATGGCCGCGTCACCGATGATGCGACAAGCCTTCACCGCCTCGCTGCGCTTTGTAGCCTCTTTCGCCAGTCTGGCGTTCTCACGGTCGCGGGCTTCAAGCGCACACTGCGCACAGCCCATCCAGATGATCCGGTCGCGGATCATTACTCCCGTGTCCGTAAATGCACCATGTGTGGTGCAGATTGCGGGCTTCGTGCGCCCGTTGCGAATGTGCGAAAGATCGACTTCACTCAAAGCCATTCATTCTCATTCCTTCCCTCAAAAGTCAAACGGGTCCCGGCGGTAGTGCCCGGGCGTTGCATCTGTCATATATCCCGTTTTCGATTTCTTGTTTTTATCTGGTATAGGTCGCCCATTACCGGCTGCACCTTTCGCCTTTGTCGGCTTTTCGGACTGCCGCTCCTGGGTCGCGCGCTCGCCTTTTTCGGTCAGAGTGAACCACCTGGTCCGGTCATATGCCGATCGGTTGAAGTTCCCTGTTTCCACGTATCCACAGGTTATCAACTTATCCAGAGCGCCCCTCACCTGCTTCTCGCTCAGATAGTCGAAGAGCTCGGCAAAGTGACGCGTGCTGCCATAGGTCCAGTGCTTGCCATCGTGCTTGTGACGACCTGCTTTCCTGTTCGCTCGGACCCAGAACGCGATGTTCTCCAAAACGACGGCTGCGTTGACGCCGACCTCGACGGCAACCGACACGCTGAAATGGTGCTTTACGCCCGACATGTTTGGGCTTATTGCTTTTTCTTCGGGGGATGTCATACTAGAGATAGCGAATTCCTCCCCTCATTTCATTCGATAGCCTCGCCGAACTGTCACGGCGGGGCCTTTTTCATTCCTCCGCCCCGAAAACGTCCGGAAAGAGCTCGCAAGCCGGAACGCCGAGCACTTCCTCATACGCTCGCAACGTCTTGAAGTGCGCCGGTGTCGCGGCACCGCTCTCATGTTTTGAGACTGTTTGCTGTCCGCATCCGACAAGCGCGGCCAGCTCCGCCTGCGTGAACCCCGCTTCCCTGCGTGCCCTCTTCAACGCAGCTCTCTCAAACGGCTTCATCGCCAACGTATTCCTTGAACTTCTTTGGGAAGATACAATAAGACCACTGATTGCTCCCCGGCATCTTTGCAGCCGTTCCAAACGGAAGCAATCCCTTTTGCAGACAGATTCGTATGTACTGGGGCGACTTATTGAGCGCCTTAGCGACATCGTTCACCGTTAGGTTTCTCAATGGAAAACATCTCCTTTTTCATCTTTTTTAGACAGTTGCGGTTAAAAAAAATCGCGCATGATCGCACGGTGCCTCTCACTGCCTTTCAAAAAAATAGTACGAAATCAGACAATTGAGTTCAATAGTGAATTTTTGGAAGTTAATCATTCCTCTTGCTTTGATAAATTAAATGATCTAAATTAGATATATATCCAAATTAGATATTTATACAACAAAGGGAGAGGGTTTAATGGAGTATTTATCCGACAAAGAAATAGGCTACATCATCAAACGCGCGAGGATGCTTCGAAATCTGACGCAGGCAGAACTCGGTGAGCGACTTGGCGTGCAGGCCGCTGCGGTCCAAAAATGGGAAAGCGGAAAGGTCACGAACATCAAGCGAAACATCCTCAGGGATATGGCCGTCGAACTGAGAGTGAATCCTGCGTTGCTGATAGGCCTGCCAGTTCAGACGGATTTCCTCAAGCAGCTATCGAAAACCGAGCGCATTGGAATGGAGAACTTCTTGAAGGAGTATCAAACCAAGCACCTCAAAGAAGGTGATGACAATTAAAGCGCCAAACGGCTATGGAAACATTTCAAAATTAAGCGGCAATCGCCGACGGCCCTTCTGGGTACGAATCACAACCGGATGGGAGATCAACGAAGAGACGGGAAAGGCAAAGCAGCTCACGTCCACGCTTGGATACTACGCAAGCCGAAAAGAAGCGATGATCGCTTTGGCCGAGTACCACCAGAACCCAATCGACCTCACAAGAAAGACGCTCACCTTTGCTGAGGTCTGGGACATCTGGACGCCGCCGCACTTCAAGAAGTACCCGAGCAGCGCCGCCGGGCTCAGGTCAGCCTACAAGCGCTGCGCCCCGCTCTACGACATGCAGATGGCCGACATCAAGAAGGTCCACATGCAGGACATCCTCGACGGCATGAATCACATGTCGGAGGAGAGTCAGGGCAAGGTGAAATCGATCTTCAAAAACGCGTTCAAGTACTGCATCGAGAACGACATCGTCACGAAAGACTACTCGCAGTTCCTGGTGATCACACCGCCCAAAAAGAAAAAGGCCGCGAAGGAAAAATTCTTCACGGCAGAGGAGCTCGGCGCTGTATTTGGCTCGCAAGACTTCGCAGTGCAATTCCCTACTGGCAAGAAGTCTTACGCGGAATTGCAACTGGCTGACACGGTGCTCATCATGCTTTACACCGGCATGCGGATAGGAGAGCTCCTCGGGGTCAAGACTGAAGACGTGGACCTTGCGCAGCGCATCATCCACGTGCGCGGGACAAAGACCGAAAACGCAGACCGGATCGTGCCGATCCACCGAGAGCTTGCACCGATCCTGTCAAAGCGCCTCGATGGCGAGCACCTGATCGAAAACGCGAACGGCAAGCCTATTAAGTACGACCAGTACAAGAAGCACTTTTTCGACCCGTATATGGAGAGCCTGGGCGTCTCGCACACGCCTCATGCGCTCCGACATACGTTCGTTTCTCTGATGGATTCTTGCGGCGTATCGTCAAACTCAGTGGTCCTGAAAAGGATCGTCGGCCACTCGAATTCGAACGTGACAGAGTTGTATACGCACAAGGACGTTACCGACCTGATCGACGCAATCGACAAATTACAAGTGAACGTTGTGTGACAATTCAGTGAACTGGAAAAGTCAAGCCGAAAGGCTTTTTTCTAGGCGTGTCGTGTAACTTACGTGTCACTTACGCACTTTAAAACAGGGCGTTTTCCCGTAATTCTCTGAAAGTTAAAAAGCCCCAGAAACCGCGCCGTACGTAGGTTTCAGGGGCTTTTCTCGTGTCTTGTAGGACGCTACAGAATTTACTACAACAGTAACTTGATTAGTCGGACAAAGCCCGGTGTGACGCGGTTTTCGTGTTCTCGTGTCACTTACGCGTCACTTCCCGCGTAATTCTCTGCATGCCTAATTAGTATATCGTAAACCCTTATAGGTCACAAGAATTTTTGAAATTCGGCTCAAGAAAAAGTTTTTTCAACTCCCTCGGCAATTACTCGTGCGAGCTTGTCTTGGTAGCTGAACCTGAACAATTTCTCGGCAGTTTCATCGTGGCTTAGGAAGCCTACTTCCACTAGTGCGGCCGGTGCCTTTGTGTGCTTCAGCACGTAGTACTGCGCCTCCTTGACGCCTCGGTTTTTCTCTTCAGGAAAGTTTGAGGCTAGACCGTTCTGGATGTTTTCGGCGAGGCGTTTCGTCACGCCTCCGACCCCCGGATATTTGAACGTCTCGATTCCGCTTGCGTCCCTGTTCTCGGCACTATTGCAATGGATCGAAATGAACGCATCCGCCTTGGCTGCGTTCGAGATGTCGCAGCGCTGTTGGAGCAGAAGCGCCTGATCCTTCGTTCGAGTGAGCACGACGCGATGCCCTTTCGCTTTTAGTTTGTCCGCGATTTTGTTTGCGATACCCAAGGTCGCCTCGGACTCTTTGTAGCGACCATTCACAGCCCCCGGATCAGTACCTCCGTGACCGGCGTCAATACAGATAACCTTACTCATTTTTTGACAACCTCCCTACTTTTAAGTTCCTTAATCGCTCGGTGAAGGAAGCTCGGAATCATGCCGCCAAAGCCAAGGCGGTCCATATTCTCAAGCGTGCTGCCGAGCTCATTCACGGCGTAAGCCACAATGGCAGCGTTGCGTAGCATCTCGGTGCCTGTGATGACATCAAGCCCATGCGACAGCGCAACGACGACGAAAATGAACACCTTTTTGAAAAGCCCTCGAAAGCCGACACGGCTGTTCCACTCGCCGGTCTTTCCTGCAGCGATGGTCCCCGTCACGTAGTCCACGGCGACGAACATCAACAGCCACTGCAACTGCAGGTCAATACCTCCTAGCGCCCAAGCCAGTGCGCTTCCGACAGTCCCTGAAGCGAGCATCAAATACGCCTCCCCTTTTGCAGGAATGAGCAACGACATGTAGTCGATGAACGTCTGCACAAACCCTCTCTCCATAAATCACCTCCTTGTTTGTTCTCCCCTTCACCATATTCAACGACCGTCAAAATCCCTAGCCCTGACACGCCTGCCATCACTACAGGCGTAAAAAAAGGGGACGGTTTCCCGTCCCCCCCTTTATGGAGCTTTAAGACTTAGCTTTTAAGTCGCTCAACCTCTTCCGAAAGTTGCTGAACCGCGAGGATCAACGGACAAACGAGCGAAGCATAGTCAACCGCCAGATAGCCCTCAGACGACTTGCTGACAAAGAGCTTCGCAATCTGCGGGTCCGCGTTCTGGACCTGCTGCGCGATGAGTCCCATGTGCTTCTGATCGTCTTCCTCGCCGAGGTAGGAATAGGTGACAACTGGGAGCTTGCGAATGAACGCAATCGCTCGATCGGCATCGACCTTTGCAATTCCTTCCTTGAGGCGAACGTCCGACGAAACGCTGATGGCTGTCTTCGAATAGATTTTCGAGCCGGCAATCATCGTCTCAAGGCCGTTCGTCGCGAGCGTCATCATGGACGACGTTTTGAAGAGCGCCTGAGTGCCGTTGAGACGAATCACATCAGAAGCTACAGAACCGCCGAAGTCCTGGCCATCTTGACCGTCGCGTCCATTCGTACCGTCACGACCATCAGCTCCCGGATAGCCCTGCGGACCGCGTTCGCCATCTCGACCAGGAAGCCCATCCTTACCAGGAGCGCCGTCTTTACCAGGCAAGCCTTCTGCACCGGGCAGCCCATCCTTGCCAGGAAGTCCCTGCTCACCGCGAGCGCCGTCGATCCCGTTCTTGCCATCAACACCGTCCTTGCCGGGCAGGCCAGGCTCACCCATAAGGCTCGCAAGCCATTCAACCTCATTGCCAATGAAGCCGTTAGCGACAGCGACCTCATAGGCACTCAAGCCATCAGCACCATCGGCACCCGGCGTGCCAGAGCCGCCTTCGCCCTTGAGGGCAAAACGAGCGTCCGATTCGGTCTTGCTGTAGATCGTGAGGCTGTTTGCCTTTTCGTCAAGCACGTCCGAAAGCCAACGGTCTTCGTCGCGATAGTTGACAACGTCCGTCGAGTGATCTGCGAGCACGCGGATCGGTGCAGGCTTGAAGGTCGAATCCGTGCGGTCGTACCAGAAGCCGATGAGAGATTCGTCGAGCGTTTCGATTCGAATCAAACGCGCGTCGATCACTTCGGTCGGATACTCCTGCACGCCGATGCAGAGGTCCTTTTCGTTGAGCTGAGCGTAGAAGAAGTAGATCACTTCGACCCAGCCGTTGCCCGTCCACTTCTTCCCGATGACGGTCTTGTCGTCGGTCGTTCCGATGTAGATGTAGTTGGGAATGGTCACCTCAGTCGGGAAACCGTATGTGCCAGTGCAGATGCTCTGGTCGTTAATGAAGCCGTAATAAAACAATGGCTTTCCTTATAAAAAAAGGCCGAGGGACAGTCCCCCGGCCATGAGCACACAGTAGCATGCCCTTAGTCGCAACGTGCTGATTCTCACAGCTCGTTGCATCTATCCTCAGAAGAGGACGTTGTACAGCCACGTGCAGAGAACCCCGGCCAGGAAACCAACCGGTCCCCAGAAGAGTCGAGTCTTCCGACGGGTCTCCGCATCGAGCAACGCCTTCTGAGCCTCCACCTTGGCGATGAGCTCGTCGGTCACTTCCTCGACTTTGACGCCGAGCTTGTCGAGCCATTCCTTCACTTCTTCCTTCGTCATTTCAGTTACCTTTTCCTTCAGCGCCTCTTTCAGCGCCTTGACAATCAAATCCCACATATGAAAAAACCGCCTGAAGGCGGTGTGATAAAGTTACGGGTACGTACCCTGCTCACGGCTGATTCGGAAGCCATGAGCCATTTTTGCATCCATATCAAATATGTTTCAAGATATTACCCCCCCACTATATGAACAGCATAGAACTGCAAAAGTAGCCATTGTTCTCCCCGTCTACAACGTAGAACGCTACCTAAAAGAATGTCTCGATTCCATCCTCGCCCAGACGTACCAGAATTTCACCATCTTTGCCGTAGACGATGGTTCACCAGATAACTCTGGGCAAATTCTTGACGAATACGCACAAAAAGACCAGCGCATCAGCGTGATTCACAAAGTCAACGGCGGTTTATCTTCTGCTAGAAATACAGGGCTATCAAAAATCGAGGCCTATGACGCAAGATTCCAGTATCTGTACTTTCTTGATAGTGATGATGTTTTACCTTCGGACTATTTGTGGAAGATGGTCGACGCTCTCGAAAAACATCGCGCCGATGTAGCAGTGTCTTCTGTAAAAGAGTTCAGCAAAACAGAGTGTATCGTCAAGCATTCACCTCCTCTAGCTCCGTACATTCTTAATCGAGACGAGTTCGCGCAACTATATTTTGATCTTGCCGACTGGATCAACACATCTGTTTCCTATCGTTTCCTGGGCAACAAACTCTTCCGTTATAACCTAGTCAAACACGCCAGGTTTAATGAAAATTTCAAAACAGCCGAAGATCAAGATTGGTTGGTTTTCAATGTAATACCAACTCTAAACAAAGCTGTCCTTGTGCCTGAAGCACAATTTCATTACAGGTTGCGAAAGTCATCTTTATCTCACAGCAATAAGGTCCTTCAAGACTTTGATACATTCTCCCAAGTATTAGAAATCACAGAAAAATACTCAGAATCCGCACGAAAAGGTATTCAATACCGTTTCATCGAAACCGCTTATGCTGAGTTGAAGAATAGTTTTGCCACCAACGATAAACTCAAACAATCAATAACGATTCACAAACTTCGTAAAGTTGCCTTCAAGAAATTTGAATTCCCGATTAAATTTAGCGATAGAAGACGACTTCTTTTTTCGTACCTACCGAACACAATTCTTGAGTGCTATTTCCGAAAAAGAATACCGAGACGCACCAACAACGAATCATTTAAAACAGATTTTTTCGAGTAAAAAAGACTACTATTTTTATTGAGCACTTCCAAAAATAGAGCCTCCAAATAAGACAAACGCCCGGTGGTTTATCCGGGCGTTTGCTTATCCTTTCGTTCTCTTGAACACAGCCGGAACCTCGGGCCACACAACTTCGCGCGGGAATCCTTCCTGCGTCGGCACGTCGCGGAGCGCCTGACGGTAAGCCATGACAGCTGCCTTGTCCTCATCAGACAGAGGGTAGTCTGACATGGCGAGGTAGTCGGTCTCCGCAATCAGGCGATCACGCTTGGCTCGTACCTGCTTCGCAATCACGTCGTCCGGCGGCTCCATATCTGGCAAACGTCTCACCCTAATTTCACCATTTTCAATATATAAATCGTAAGGAGTATGAAACCCGTCAAACTCTAAAATTACATATTCGTCCGCAGTGTTTTTAGGAATGAGCTTTTCTAGTCCTTTCCTAGAACGACACATCGTGTCGCATTCTCCATTTTTGAATAAATAAAACATTAAACCCCCTCCAATTACGAAACTTTAACGCCGTATATTTCAATAATCCCAGAATTCTCTCCTTCATAAGTTGTAGAAAGTGTGTATTGCGAACTATTCTTCGTGCTACCTCTAACCCACCAATAATGTCCCCCCATATCAATCAATGGTGTCGAAAATTTGTCCTGTTGCGCGTTATAGATAAGATCGGGGTCGACAATGTTTGTAACAACCCTATCTCCACCATCAGAACAAGCGTGAACTAGAAGTAAATCATAGGTACTAGCAATGACAGAAAGACTCGATTTAAATTCGATAGGAGAGTAACCCGAACCAAACCCAGTATTTGTCCCACCACCATAAGCCTTTAAGGAGCTACTACCAACTTTAATTGTTCTACAGTCAGTTACACCTAGTTTTCGATTCATTGCCGACCAATCAATTAGTGCGCTAAATGTCATATCGGCAGATGAGGAGATGTTCAGAGTTATATTGCCCGCACTATCAGGCGCGTTCCCGTTAACCGTCTTCACACCAACGTCGACCGAAACATTTCCGTTCGAATCAGGAGTATTTCCGTTTACCGTCTTCGCCCCAACATCGACGAGCACATTGCCGTCGGCTCCAGCCACTGAACCATTGATCGAACGCACATGCGTCCGCACGGTCCATTCAACCATGCCGTCCGCAATGACCTGACCATGCGTGACATTTCGCGTATCAAGCAGCTCCGCGCTCGTCTTCCCCGCCTTCGTGCATTCGAGGAAGCGCTCGTACTGGAAGGCGCAGTCCACCTTGTCGCCGACTTGGTACGCCGTTGACTTGCGTCTGAACTCGTTGATTTCGTAGATCAGCTGAGTGCAGACCGCCGTCTGGGGAGCTTCATTCAAAACGTCCTCTTCAGCAGCAAGGCGCACGAGACCGGCCTTGCTCGTCGTAGCGTTCGGAAGCGTCACTTCGCCGGATGCGTCAGGCGCGATGCTATTCACCGTCTTCACCGCGCCAGACTCGCTCCACTTTCCGAAGGTCACCCCATTATTGCAGTTGCGCCAGAAGGTGCGGACCGTGTTGTCGGTTAGGTTCGGGACGTAGCAGACCTGCACGATGTTCCCGCTGACAGGAGCACCCGTGTCATAAGCCTGCACGATGCAGAAGGTGCAAGCGATCGGTGTATTTTTCAGCGTCCCACTGCAGGCCCATGTTTTGTCCTCAAGCAGCGTGTTCAGGTCCGCGTTGGCGATCTGGATCGTGTGATCTCGCTTATTCGCCAAGCCCTTCGTCAGCTCATCTTTTGTCGCCAGATGACTCATGTCGACATCGATCTGAATGTCGCCATTGCTGTCAGGCTTCTTCTTGTTCACAGTACGCACGGCGTCTTCGACATTTTCGACGCGCGTAATCGGAAACTGAATGACGGGGTTACCCGCCTCATCCGTCGTCGTAAAGACGATGTCCTGTTCTTTCAGAGCCATTATTTAGCCCCCTCCTTTGTATTCAGCCCGTAGTCAGGCTTTGACGTAGAGCGATCTCGAATCGCGCTGCACGTCTTGTGTTTCGCGAAGTCCGAAGCCTCAGCCTTTGTGACGACCTCGGACTTCTTTGCGAACTCTTTGCTAATTTGCTGACTCTGCTTCTCTTTGAAGTGAGCCAGCCCTATCAAATCAAGAAAAGAGTTAGCCATCGGAATGCCCCCTTATGCAAAGAGGGCGTCGATCTCTTCGTTCGTAATGCCAGTCATCGTGATCATCGGAGCCATCGGGTCCCAACTCGCGCCATTCCAAACGACATTCATCCCGGCGTCGATCTGATGAGCAGGATCGGCAGTCTCGACGTTGTACATATCGCCGGCTTTCACATCCTTGGTCGGCAACGCCGCATAGTTTTCGACGGAACCCTTGTAGTTCACAGCGCTCGCAATGTCCGTTTTCAGCGCGTACGGCGTGAGATCGATATTGACGCCCTTAGTTGTGATCGGCAGAGCGCCGCCGTTGACGCTCACCTTTTCGAGTACGTTCACTTGTGCGCCCACAGCGACTCCTTGCAGCTTCGTGAAGTCGGCAGCAGACATCAGACCCGCAGCATCAGCCGAAGCCGGACCATACGTCGTGTCCTGAGCCGGAATACCGAGCGCCGTGATGTCGCCCTTGACAACCTTCGTGCCTAAAGTGACGTGCCCATTGCCGTCAGTCGTGATTTTGTAAAGTCCTGCACCAAGAGCACCTGCCGTCACGCTCGGGTGTACATAAACGGGCGTCTCAACATCATTGATCTGGATGTTCCCGTTCGTTTCAGAGTTTTCGACCTTCGTCGCCTGAGCTGCGACACCTTGCAACTTGGCGAAGTCTTCCTTGCTCATCAGACCGTCTTTCTGAGTCGTTGCAAGCTCATAGATCGTCTGCGGCATCGTCACCGTTGCGAGCGTTGCACCAGAGACGCTCTTCAGCGTGATCGTGCGCCCCTCGATCGTCATCTGCCCGGCAACGACCGTCTTCAATTTGCTGTCGTAATGAGTCAAACCTTGCTTATCTAAAAATGCATTCAATTCACTCATTTTTCTCACTCCTTTTACGATTAAAAAAGATTGTCAATGAAAGAGTTGTCAATGCTTTCGACGTGAGCCCCTTCGCCTGGTTTACCAGGTTCTCCGGGTTTTCCGTCTGCCCCATCCTTGCCCGGAGGTCCCTGGATGCCAGGAACCTCTACCGTGACGACCTTTGGAGCAATATCGCTACATTGACCTTCGATGTAGATTTCTTCAGTTAAAGCAATTTTTCTGCGAAACTTCTCACGCCTTAGGCTTGCATCTGACACGGGTCACCTCCGGAGAAACTTTGATTTTTCCTTCAAGAATCCTTGTGATTGCACCGTCCGGAGACTCAAGCTCAATGTCATAAAGCACCGAATCGCCCGGATATTGCTCGGTGTTTTCGTGATTGAACTTCGCTGTGATTTTCCCGGCAGGGCTATCAATAAGAAGGCGACCATTACACGTTGTCAGCGTGTCAATAGCCGCCTCGCTGAATGCGTACCGGCGCACCTGCATGGCAGCCGAGTACCCACTCAAATCAATCGGTCCACTCTTATCTCGCAAGACGAAATAGACAACCTTGTCCGAACCTTGATCGAGAGAAAAGTTGTGAACAGCAGCCATTCCCTCACCTCCTTCAACTCAAGCCATAGTCAGGCTTTTCAGGAGCACGATCCCTTTGATCGCCAACGTCCTTCGAGAGATTGACCGAGATCGTTCCGTCTGCTGCAACATCGACGTTCTTGCCGATCTTGATGTGGCCCAGCTTGTCAGCAGTTGCAGCCGTCAGCTCGTGGACGATGCCAGTTGCGGCAGCGCCCGTCTGGTCGACGGCTTCAGGAGCTCCGCCCGCACCTGGACGGATCAACTTCCCCGCATTCTGGGCGGCCATGAGGCTCTTGTATGCCTCGTCCGCGACTGCCACCTTGTCTGCGGGCATAACGTCCACAGACACGATCTCTGTGCAGTAAAACGCGCGTTGAGACGCGCTGTAGTAGTAAGCCATCCTGTCCTCTCCTTTCAGAATCCGAGCGCCATCCAGAGCGCCTGGACCTTTCCGTTTGCGTTGTGCTTGAAGGTCGTGTTCCCCTTCGTCAAACCAGTGGCAACGAAGTCCGCAGCAACCTCACCAGTAGGCGTCGCGTTCGCGAAAACGGCGCTCGTCGGGAAAGCAACTGGGAAGGCAACAACGGTCGAGCCATCGGATGCAATCGAGGCTTTTCCCCACTGCACGATCAAACCGTTCGGCAACTTCTGAAAGCCGCTGTCGCCGTGATTCTTCAAGAAGGCAGAAAGCAAGCCAAACGGCGTCACTGCCTTTGTGTTTTCCTTGCCAGCAAGCACTTCCGCAGGCACCGCGATGCGGATCAAACCGGTGCGGCTTTCCGTCGATGTCCGTGCGCTGAGGCTCTTCGGAGTGACAGCACGCGTCCCATCTGTTCCTGCAATCGTTTCTTCATTCGTCGCAAGTTCAACGACACCGAGAGTCGTGGTCGTCGCCGGCGGGTTCAGGAAGTTCGTATCTCCGAACGCGATCGAATCTGCAGAGAAGTCCGTCACAGCAAGGTCAATCGCGAGCAGAGCCTGCGACTGCGAAGCCTTCTGGATGATCGGAACTGTCTGAGAGCAAACCGCGAAAAGGGTTCCGCTCGCCGTGTAGAGGCCGACCTCGTAGACCGTGTAGGCCTCGGCCGAATCATCGCGGGCCGCAAGGTGGATGACGTTGTCTCCAACCGCACCGCCTGCGATGGTCGTCAGACGCTTGAACTCTTCCTTCAGAGCCGTCATATCACCAGTCGGCGTGTATTGCCCCGTGCCGTAGCCCACCTCTGTAATGACGACGGGCGCGGTTCCAGACTGCTCCGCGTTGACTACTTCGGCCAAGCCGGCATCTGTGATCAGAATCGTATTGGCCATTATTTGGCACCTCCTTGTTTCGCAAGAGCCGCCGCCACAGCTGCATCCACAACGGCCTTCAGCGTTGCAGGCGTGATGAGCTTCGTCGTCGACGTGCCAACTTTCGCTTCCTCAACTGTCGCAATTCGCGCATCGAGTGCAGCCTTTCCAGTTGCGGGCGTCATTGCTTTCAGAGCGTCTGTTCCTGTCGTAGCTTCAACCGAAGAAGCGATCTGTATCAGCCCCTTGGCGGCTTCACTTGCGTCCGGTGTTGCCTCATCGACAACAGCCTTCAAACCCGCAGGCGTCACAGCGCGTTCTTTGTCCGTCCCCGCTTTTGCCTCTGCTTCGGTCGCCAGTTCGACAAGCCCGTTTCGTCCAGTCGTAGCTTTCAAGCCTCGAAGGCCGAGAGGCGTCACATAGAGCGTCCCGGACTTCCCTTCAATCGTTTCCGCTTCGGAAGCAGCCGCGCCTTTCATGGTCGCAGGCGTGAGAGCAGCCGCGCCTTCCGTTCCCGCCTTTGCTTCGGCTTCCGATGCTGTGCGGATGAGACCCGCACGGTCTGCGGTAGAAGTCAAGCTCTTCAGACCGGCGGGCGTCACAGCTCGCTGCGAATCGGTTCCGGCCTGCGTTTCTTCGTCAGTAGCAAGCTCAACAATCCCCGCATTCGTAGTTGTTGCAGCAGTGAAAGAGAAAGACACGTCGCCGAAAGTTATGTTCCCGGCATTCACGCCTTCGAGCTTCATGTCGATAGCAAGCAGAAGATTGCTCTTCTCCTGCTTCTCAATGATCGGTACGTTCTGCGAGTAGACCGCGAAAAGCGTCCCATCAGAAAGGAAAAGCCCGAACTCGAACACTTCATACGAGCCCGGGCCGTCATCCTTGCACGCGACGTGAATCGCGTTGTCGCCTGCTTGCCCACCTTCGAGGATCGGCATGCGCTTGACTTGAGCTTGTAGTTGTGTCTGCTCCTTGGTTGGAGTGTATTTGCCGGTGCCGACGCCGATTTCCGAAATCGTGACGGCGTTCGTCCCGGTCTCTTTTGCGTTGATGACGGCCTGAATACCTGCCGTCGTCAAAACGATGTCCATAGGAATCCCTCCTTATTTTGCAAGCCCGACGAGCGAGCGCATCGCGATAGGTCGTGCCCCGACGAAAATGCCGACTGCCGCATCGATGTCACGGCTGACAATTTCTTCAGAGCGAATACGCGCGTAAGCTACCGGGCGCAGATAGCCGTCGATCCCGAGCCCGCCATCCAGCTGACGAACGAGTACGAATGTGTAGTGCGAACGGACCGGTTTCGCGTCGTCGACGAGCGCGAAAAGGTCCTCCTGCATTTCGGCATCAAGCGTGCCGTCGATGTTTCCAAGCGTCGCCTGAATCTCGAAAGTGTGCGGAGTTCCCTTCGGCTCCTGCTGCCACCACTCTTTGATGGTCGCAGCCGAACCGATCGAAGAAACGGCATCCTTGACAGCACGAAGCGTGCCTTTCTTGCGCTTTTCGCGCACAACGTTTTTCAAGACGCTGCGCTTCAAAGCAACGGGCCACGAATCGCGCCAGACGCTCGCATCCCACCCGTAGGCGACATGGTCGAGCTGCGTGCTCGTGAGTTTGTCAATGCTGACGTAGATCGACGGAAGATCAACCGCCGCCGTCATATCGAGCAACTGCTTGTCAAGCGCCGTCGCGCTGTGCTTGACGTTGTCGTCTTGAGCAATTGAGTCCGGAAGTAAGTCGCTCAGCCTTACGTCCGCGAGCCCCTTACTCATCCTTGTAGCCCTCGTAAACGATCTTCACGCCAGTGCATTGGGCGACCTGGTCGCTTTCGAGCTTCTGGAAGTCAACTGGCTTCATCGTCGGGTTGTCGATGCGCGAAGCTCCCGCCTGCATGACGTACTGAATGAGCCTTGCAGGGAGAATGTCGCGACCGATTTTTCCTTGCTGCCACACGCGGTATTTTTCGACCGCCCTTTCGACATCAGATTTGATCTGCTCGGCGCGCGAACTGTCCTCGCGACTGATCCAGTAGTGAATCTCGAGCTCGTAATTCACGGCCTTCGGCGCAAGCACCTGAACGAAGTCCGTGAGAGGTCGACGCGTTTCATCACTCAAGTACGCATCGATCTGCTCAAGCGTTTCTTTGGAAGGCAATTCGCCGCCCGCAAGAAGCACATAGACATCGACCTCGCCCGGTGTCGGGGAGGTAACGGAAACGTCAAGCACGGAGCTCGACACGCTCTTCGCGTGATAAACGTACGCCTTCTCAGGCCCCGCAACAGAGAAGCCGTTCGGTGCGAGTCGAATGCGCTCGGCAAGGGACTCGTCACTTTCCGCTTCAGAGCCGCCTGTCGTGATGGTTGTGTTCTCGGCTTTCGCTACGAACGTCATTGGCTTGACGATGGTGTTGACCTGACCGGCAAGGTAGTCGTTGCCGACCGTCCCTGCAACGGTGCAGGATGCCGTGACGCTCCCTTCGAGCTTACCTTTCTCAATATTGAGTTCATGGTCCGTCGCGAATGTCACAACACCGTTCGTCACCTCAGTTCCTGCAGGGATCGTGTAGACCGTCGCCAGAGCCTGCGAAAGCGTGAATTTGATCGTCGTGACGGCCTTGCTTTCAGAAAGACGCGTAACGCTCAAAAGCGTGCCGAGTGCATCGAGGTAGCCGTCCTGAGCATATGAAAGCAGGTTCTGCTGCGCCGCCAGATTCACAGCCGTGCGCTGTTGAATGATGACGGCAGCAAGGCTCAAAAGGTAGAGTCGTACGGGGTCGCCCGCCGCGAGGGTTCGCCCACTTGCTTGTTCGTACCCAGTGATAATCTCGGCCTTGATGGTCTCGGCGTCCGTTTCAAGGAATTCAACCGCCGGCAAGTGCCAACGGGGAATTGTTTCAGCCATGTCTTATTCCTCCTCTCCGATTTGCACAACAACGCGCGGTTTCAAAATACCGTCCATTGCGCTCGCAGTGTCCTCGTCAAAGTCGACAGACACGACCGTTGCTCTTGGCTCGTACTCCTCAATCGCGTCAATCACCTCAGACCGCATCAGCATCTTTGCTACCGGCATTGGTTTGTCGATATGCGCCCACGTCAGCCCGAAGTCTCGGTCCAGAGGAACGGAGCCCTTACGCGTGCTGAGGATCGTCCGCACGTTCTGCAGAATCTCTCGCACCTCGTCAGACGGCGCGAAGTCGACTTGACTTGATAGCGTCACTGTGTACTGAGCCATTACGCCGCCTCCTTCAAGGTGATGCTGACCTCTGCAGAGACGCAGATGCCAAGGTTGTTGTGATACTTGCGCTCTTCACCGATTGATTCGATTACGAACTTTCCGAGATAATCTGGACCGATGAGCAAACGCTCAGCCTGTTTCTTCTCGAGCATTTTCTTGAGCTGAATGAGCGCTGCCAAAGGCGGGGTCCCGAGCATCGAGTTCAGCTGAATGTTGAAGCTGACCTCTGTGAGTCCTGGACCGATGTATTCAAGAACGGGTTTCTTGCCTATCACTTCGTGCGTCGCCCATCGAACCGAGCGTGAAACTGACAGGTCCTTGAAGGTGAATGTCACTGCACTACTGCAGAGAAAAGGCAGTTTGCCGAAAAGACCAACTGCCGAAAATCCCAGGCCCATTTTCTCCTCGCCTCCTTACAGCGGCGGACTCGTCGGAGCGCCGTCGCCTTGTTCTTGATGTTTGTGCTTCATGAGGCTGATGCCGCCCGCCGTCACGTCGCTCGAAGCTTCGATCTGGCCCTGCAGCTTCATGTTCCCTGTGACCGTCACCGCAGCACCTCCACCTCCGCTGACGGCGAGTCCGCCCTTTCCGGTGATGAGACCGGCGACATTCAGAACACCGGTAACGTCCGTCTTCGGCGTGTCAAGCGTTATGCCCGACGAGGCGTTGACCGTCGCGGTCGTGCAATTGATCGTCACCGCATTCGGCACCGTGATAGAGCCATCCTGTCTATTGAACACAACCTCCGTGCCTTCAATCGTGACGGTGAGCTTGTGCTCCGCTCGGTCGTAGCAAACGCGCGTGTCGTCGTCGAAAACTACCGTGCGGCGGTTTTCCGTCGATTCCGGAGGCGTCACCTCTCCCGCGTAGATCGAACCGAGAATGACGCCGTCTTCCTGCCCCTCGCCGAAGAAGAGCACGATGGCGTCCTCGCCGACGTCGGGCATGGCGTAGTCGTGATTCTTGAGCGAGTTGCGCTGAAGAACGGGGAGGTCGAAGCTCACGATGCTATCCTCGTCGTCGAAGACCACGCGGGCTGTGCATTTCGCAGGGTCGATGCTCGAGATTTCACCAATCTTGATGAGGCTCGGCACCCCCTCTGGCATGTCAAATAGGTTCATGCCGCACCTCCTCAGTAGTTGTTGTTGACGCGGCGAACCGAAAGGCTCGTCACGTAGCCGCTAGTGCTGACGCTGTGCGAAGCGCTCTCGATTATGAAACCGCCGTCGAAACTTCCGAATCCCTTGAGCTTGATGACGACACCCGCCACAAGGGACGTGTCACCGACAAGAGAAAGGCTGCCTGTCATCTTCCGAAGATTGAGCTTGCGCAGCGTGGCCTTCGCGATTCGCATCGCCTCGTTGATTGATGTCGCACGCTTCTTGATCTGGTATTCCTGCCCGTTGTCCTCGACGTCAGGATCTACATAGGTGTAGGTCATGACGGCCGGGTTCTTTTTGCCAGGCACAGCATCGATGTCGTACTCGTCCGACGTGTAGCCGCCAGCCGAGGATTTTTTCTTTTCCTTCGGGTTTCTGTACGAGATCGTGCAGCTCTTGTACGTCTCAGACTGTTGCGACTCGAAGTCCCACGAGAGAATGTCCGAAACGCCAAGCGTGAGCGTTTTGACGGGCTTTTTCTTCTCGTATGACGCCTGGTCGAAGATCACGATCTGCGAATCTGTCACCTTGATCGAAAGCCCGGCGTCTTCACATAGGCGCGAGAGGAACTTCAAGTTGCTTTCAGCCTTCTGATCTTGTCGGTCGTAGCTCGGGTTCTCCTTAGAATCAAAGAGGAGCTTGACTTTCGCGGCCGCCGCGATCTCCTGAGCGATGCCCTTGAGCGTCTTTTTCTCCCAAGCCTTCGTGATCATCTTGCGTCGGATCGGCGTGTTCATCGGGATCGACACTGCGCGCATCTCGAAGACACGAGGCGAGCCACTGGTGCGGAGCGAATCGACGAAGAACTTTCCGCAGAAAAGCTCGCGCCCTTTCTTCCCATCAACCGTCCCGGATGCGATGTAAGCTCGGACGACTTCACCGCCGTCCGGCTTCCACTTGCTCGCCCACTTTCCCGTCGGGTCCTTCAAAGTGATGCTGATTTCGTCAGCCTCATTTGTCTCTTTGTCGTCGTACGTGAAAGAGAGCAGATCCGGCAGAATGTCCTCCGACACCGACTTGCTGGCTTCGGTGAAGAGGAGCCTCAAATAGGTCTGGATAGGTCCGCTCATCGCGTCCCCTCCTGACGTTTCCAAGGCGGCAGGTTCTCAGCAAACTCCATCGAGTCAGTGTCAATGTCCGGCACATTGAGCACGACGCCCGCACTGAAGAACGCCGTCTTCCGGTGCTGTAGGTTTGCGCGGATCAACTGATCCATCAACGCTTCGGAGCCATAGACTCGTTTGGCGATGATGTCCCAGGTGTCCATCGCGCGGGTCTCATACGTTTTCACGTTGCCGCCTCCTTTAAGCAAAAGATAGACGCTGCTGATCCGCCCAAAGACGGCGCAGGTCCTTTTCAAGCTGTCGGCGACCTTCATCAAGGCCGCGCTTCACGCCTTCATAAGCGTCGCCAGAGCCGCCCGACACGTTGATGACGGGAGCGAAATTGACGGTGATGCCGCCACCTGCCCCAACGCCCGCACCGAGCATCGAGGAGAGTTTCGAGAGTGGAATGACCGCCTCGGGTTCTCCGCCTTCGCCGATGTTCGCGAGCGTCGAGCGCGTCGCAATGCCGCCCTCGGCAAGCTGTGGAATCTTCGGCAGGTTGACGCCGAAGGTCTGCCCACCGAACTTCGGCACCCAGTCAGGAATGTCCACGCTGATGCCGTTGATGGCTCCAATCGCGCCGTTCACAAGGTTGATGACGTTGTTGATCGGCGCCTTTGCGAGTCCAACAAGGGCCTTGAAAGCATTCGAGAAGATGCCCTTCACGTTCTCCCATGCGGCAGACCACTGCCCGGTGAAAACGTTCTTCACAAACCCAATGAGGTTCGAGAAGACGCCCCAGACGTTCTTCGCAATGTCGGCAACGATCGCAAAGTTCGCCTTCACGACCGAAGCGATGTTCGGAAAGTTCGACGAGAACGCGCTCCAGAGCTCAACCGCCTTCGCTTTGATGGTGTCCCAATTCTTGTAGACCGCGAGCCCTGCGCCGACGAGCAACGTGAAAGCCGTGATGACGATCCCGACCGGGTTCGCCCGCATGGCCCCAGTCAGCAAGACCATCGCACCGCGCATCAACTTCGCAGCCGTGGTCGCAGCCGTGACGACGAGTTTCCACGCGCCGAGCGCAATGGCCTGCGCCTTCGAGGCCGCTGTCGCGAGCACCGTGCTGTTTCGCATCAAGGTGATGGCCTTCTGGATGTTCAGGAAGCCCTTGTACATTGAGATGACGGGGCTCGCCAAAAGCGCGAAGACAAGGCGTAACGCATGAAAGGCAGCCACAGAGCCGAGGATCGCGCCACCGACCTTCATGGCCGTCAGAATTAGCGACTGATTTTCACTCACCCACTTGATGACGCTCTCGCTATTTTTCACGAAGGCTTCCGCCGACTTTCGAACAGCTGGAAGAAGAGCCGTCCCGATCCCGCCGGCGACTAGCTTGACCGCGTTACCTGCAATCTGCAGGGAATTCGAGGTCGTGTCAGCCCTGGACTGGAATTCCTTCAGCATCGAACCGGCATACTGAGCCGGATCGGAAATCATCGCAAAGTTTCCTGCAAGCAGGT